CGTCTTGGGGTGCAAGATTTCCACCGCTGGTCTGCTGCTGCATCGGCTCCATTTTGCCGGATAGGAATCGCTTGCCGTTGGCTGATTCCTTGACCCACCCGGATAGGCGCATCTTGGTCCCGTCAGGGAGGACCACGTCGCCCCGATAATCTGGACGCTTAGGGTTGTCGCCCTTGTCGTTAGCGAATAGGGTGAAGGTGTTGGGTTGGGGGGTGTAACTCATGGGTTTTAATTTTGGTTTAGTAGATTAGTTGATATTTACGTCCGTTGTGTTCAATGATTTGGGGAGGGCGGTTGTCAACGATTGCACCAACTGAATCCTCAAAGTAGATGACATCGCCATAAAAATCAAATTTGGATTTAAACCAATATCCACTTGAATCTTCACCATAGACACGATGGTTATTTTTGTCTATAATTTCAAGGTCCCCATTGGTCTTAAAGTCCCAGTTCAGCCATTGGCCGAGTGTTTGTCCGTCTTTCATTGTTCTTGGGTTTTGGTTTTAATTGAGTAAGTGCAAAGGGTTCTCTCTACGACCTCTCCTGAGGCTCGTAAATCCCTTATGATTCGGTAGGTGGCCCCTTTGCTCGTTCCAAGAATATCTTGCAACTGTGAGGCTCTTAGAGGCTTCTGCGACAATAACCGCAAAGCCTTGATGGTATTTATTACTTGCTTCATCGGAAACTAACGGCTATGGACGCTTTCGTGGCCTTGGCGGTGCAGACTGGAACCTGCTCGCCTGTGGATTCGTCAAAGATAGCGGTCTTGCCTGCTTGCCTGAACGCCATCTTCAGCAGTTCCTCCCTCGCTTTGATTTGCGATTTAAGGTCGGCATAAACTTCGTCTTCCTCGTAGTTAGGCGTGAGGCTCCCTTCCTTGAGGGTAATCTCTGCGCCAAAGGCAGAGAAGGTCTTGCCGTGCTTGGAGGCTTCATCGGCTACGGTCTGCTCGGTGGCCTTGATGGTGGCTTCAAGAGCCTTGACGATGGCCTTTAGTTTGATGTGGGCCTCGATGGGGTTGACCTCTCCGTCATTGATTCGGTCGGTCAATTGCTGGGCGATTTGGGCGATTTCTGCCTTGCAGATGTCGCTCTTGGGGATGGTAATTAGAGTCGGGTAGGTCATGGTTTGGATTTAAAAGCGTCAAAGATTTGGTTGCAGTACTGGCCGTATCGAATACCGACCGCATTGGACAGGTCGATGCACTCGCCAAGGGTCAGTTGGATGGGCACGGTTTTCTCCCTCAAGGCCCTTACCAAGTCAAGGCCAATGGTCGGGTACTTCTCTTTGTACTCAAGTAGTTTCTTGTACTCCGATGCGTTCATTTGTTCAAGTAGGTTCATGATTTCGCAAGTTGGTTTTGGATGAATTGGATGCCTTTCTCGAATCGTGCAGGGGTCATGTGGTCAATGTCCTTCATAAACTTCGCCTGTTGCTCCTTTGGTAGTTTGTCAAGCAATGCAAGGAAGTCGGCCTTAAGGGTTGCGGTGGTCAGTTCGTCGTAGGAAGGGACCAGTCCGAGTTTGTCGTTGAGGTCCCCAAGGTTCTGCTGGGCAATAGCCATCTGCACCTCGTTGGACGATGCGATGCTCGTTTCGATTCCGATACCGATGCAGGCCAAGGCACGGCCCCAAGCAGAGGTTTCGCAGTTCTCGACGTAACTCGTCTTATTAATCATGCTGGAGGTTCGGTCCTCGGAGGCGTGGCCCGTAGCACGGATGCGACCCTCGTTGTCCCGGATAACCGCACGGACGCAGCAGCGGTCGGGTTGCAGGTCAAAGATTTCGGATTCCAACGACCAGCCAGCGTAGGCTTGTTCGTTGCGGAAGTACAGGAGGCGTTGATTAACTTCAACGTATTCCTTCCCTTTGATGTTGGTGGTTTTAAACTTGTGCATGGTTTTGAGGTTTAGTTGGTGATGAGTGCGAAGATGAATCTGCCGAAGAAGGCGATGCCGAGGCAGGCGGTCAGCAGGATGTAGCCCGTTGCGAGGGCTGCTTCGATTTTGGCTTTGGTTTCGTGGTTCATGGTTTTGAGGTTTGAGGTTAAAAGAATGTGCGTTGGCGAGTCGCACCCCTCGGTTGGGTTAGAAGTGGATAATGGCGATTCTTTGATTTGGCTCGGCCTTAGCGTGAATCCACATGTGATGGCCTCCGCATCCGTAAAAGAATAGGTCAGCGTTTAGTTCGCTTTTCATCATCGCCTTTAATTCGTCTTCGGTTTTGCAGATTTGCACCTTTGAATCAAGTTTGCTAATTTCTGCTTGAAGGGTTGCTGATTTTGTTTCGGTTGTGATTTTCATGGTTTTGAGGTTTTGTGGTTGGTTTGTAAAGCAAAGATAATGCAGTCCAATCCATTTTGTGCCACCTCGTAGCAAAAAAATTATTCATCCCCCGTTTTATTGCGATTTAGGGCTATTTCCATACATTTGTACAAACCTAACCCATGCCCGAATACCACTCCCTCCGACCTGCCAAGGCCCTCACAAACGCCTTGGAACGGCTCATGATAGCCATCGACAACGCTGACCTTGAAGGCAACCACGCCCTGCTGCTGGAATACCGGAAAGCCTGCGAGTTGCTGGGGTATGACCCGGCTATGGCTCAATGGGCAGGGACCAAGGAGGTCCACCTTGCAAGCCAGCAGAACCTCGCAGACGAAGTGCGGGTCAACTACTTTCACAAACTAAATCCCGAAGAATGAATCGCACTATCACCCACCTCGTTGTCCATTGCACGGCAACGCCCAAGCATACGACTATCGCCTCAATCCGCAAGCATTGGAAGGAAGCCCTTGGATGGAAGTCCGTTGGCTATCATCGGATAATTGACGCAACCGGGAATGTAACGGTCTTGGCTCCTGATAGTGCCATCACCAACGGAGTGCAGGGGCATAACGCTACAAGCCTCCACGTTTCCTACATTGGAGGCAAGGACAAAGATGACCGAACTATCGGGCAGCGTCAAGCGATTGCCGTGGTGCTTCTCGATTGGCTCAAGAAGTACCCTACCGCAAGGATATGCGGACACAGGGACTTTCCGGGCGTTACGAAAGCCTGTCCGCAGTTTAATGCCGAGAAAGAGTACGGCTACCTGTACCTAACTGCCAGCGGTGTAGAATCGGTCGCAGGGGGCGAAGGAAGCAAAGACCTGTAATTCGGGACCTCTTCGGTCCTTGCCTACAAAGCGTCCTGCTTCGAGGGTCATCCAATATCCGCCCAAAGGCTTCGGGCCTCGGCCTCGCTCAACGTGAAAGCCCATATAACCGTCTGCCCATTCTTCTTTGTACGTTGCCGTGCGGACTTGATGCACGGGCTTTTGAAGAATTTGGTGAGTCGTACGCACATATCGGTTGACGATGTTTTGGTGATAGTATAGTTCGTGAACGTGGCCCTGCCAAGTGCAGTCGTAGCCTTCAATGCTTGCAAGGATGCGCTGGTCTTGGATGACTCCCTTGGTTACGGGTCCACCGCCCCCGGAGCCGTGATAGTAGTGCATAATGAAGTTGCAGCGATGGTCCGGGTCGTAAATCATCTTGAAGTCTATGACCCCGCCATAGCCCCCGACTTGAATGTCGGTCTTGCAGGTGTGGTTGAGGATTGTTGCGAAGCGGAGCAGGATGTCCGTTTCTTGGTGTTGGATGATGGAGGTTTCGTGGTTCCCGTATCCGAGGACCAGCAGGAGGTCCGCATAGGGTCGGAACCATTCGACGGCCGTGTCAACGATGGAATCCAAGTAACGCCCGTTGTTGTGTTCGGGACGGATGTCGTCCTTACTCCTGCGAGGGTCTCCACGCCCATTCATCAAACAAAAAAAGTCCCCATTTACGAGGACTTTCGCACCCCTGCGCTTGGCTTCTTCGAGGTGGTTGGTTAACAAGGCCCTGTCGCACTTAGGGTTGTCCCAGTGCAGGTCGGAGAGCAGCAGGAATTCTTGGGTACGTCCGCACTCAATGGCGTGGACGTTTTTGGAATGCTTAGTAACTTTCATACGAGGTTTTTAAGTTTGGCATTCTCGGACTGGAGTTCATGGATGGTATGCTCCATTTCCTCAAGTCGTTGACGCAAACTTACCACCTCGTTACGAAGTTGTGTTAATTCTTTGTTTTGTGACTCGCTGGTAGCCTGCCACATAGCGAGGACCGCTTGGGCTTGCCTGACTTGCAGGGAGTCCGATTCAACACGGCCCTTGGTGAACCAAGCGACCGCTCCACCGACGATTGCTGCAACGCTCCCGACGATGGTGGTTTCTATCAGGTTCATTACTTGTTCGGCTCGCCCTTTGTTTTATCCAAGGCCATCCAACCAACTGAAAGCAAGGTCAATATGGAACCGATGATTTCGGTAAGGGTCGCTGAATCAATGATACCTTTAGCAACAAGGGTTCCACCGATGAAGGTGAGAAGGTGGCGAAGTAAAGCGATGACGGCTGATTTCATTATTGGGAGTTTAGGGGTTTCGGGGTTGCGTTTGCGGAATAATCTCATAGGGATTTGTGTTGGTTGTAGTCCTCCGTGTACTGCTCGTCCCATCCTGCGAAGGTGTGGATTCCGACGGGTTCGGGCCAAGTTTCGTACTGGGTAGCCTCTTCGGGAGCGTCGCCCTCCCAAAGGATGTCGTAGGCGATGAATCCATTTAAGACTCCGAGGTCAACGGGAGCGGTCGTGCCTGTGCATAGATCCAGCACCTTGTCAGCGTCGGCCTGCTTGGGAAAGATATACTTGCGGAAGGTAGCCATCGTTAGAGGGTTGTAAGGGCAGCGAGTTCTGCGTTGGTTAAGCGAGTGGTGTAGAGGGATAAGGTTCTAATCCTTTGGTTGCCGTTCCCCTCAAAAAATCCAGTCGAGTTTATGTTAATCTCAGATAATGCAGCAGCAAAAGAGAATGCGGTTGAACTCGTCCCAATTGGAACCCCATTAATATACAAAGCGCTTTCGCCAGTCTTGTATGCAAACGCTATTTTCAGATTTCCTGACACGGTGCCTGATGCTGCTATAAAAAAAGCTGGCGATGGGCCAGATGTGTATACGATGGCTTGAATTATATTGGTAGAATTCTTGCTTATCGATACAGTATTCGTTGTAGCCCTTGCAAAGCAAAATAAATCACTTGCCCCGCTAACAAGTGCATTTGTTTCCAAATAAATCGTCCCCTCGGTTTGCCCGATGCATCCGCTGACTGCGCCTGATAGGTTAATCACCTCTGCGTTGCGGGTTGCGCTTGTGGTAGTTGTGGGGATGAACGTGGTAGGAACCGAACCGAGTTCGATTTGTGGGGCAGCGAAGGCAATGCCAAGACCGAATGCTGGATGCAATGGATTGTTTACTGCAGTAGTTGGTCCTAATCCTAATTGAGTCAGCGTTCCACTTGCAGTCATAGTGAAGGTTTCGGAGCATCGATAAACGTCCGTTCCCCATTGTTCAACCCTGCGTATTCGGTTTGTTGTGAATGCGGAATTATAAATTTGACCGCTGCTAAAAGAACCACTGACATTAAATCCCCCACCAAGGTTGCCTCCTCCTGCGCCAGTTATAACTGCATAATATCCGCCAATCGTGTGCGCTCCTGTTTTCTTTAAGAAAAATGAAAGCGTGTAGGTGCTGCCACTTGCGAGGGCTACGTTATTGGGAGTCCTGCGCAAAACACCAGCATCTGAGCCAATGCCCGAACCACTAACCGCCACGGTCAAGTTGTTACCGCTCACACCAATTACGTCAGTATAACCGCCTGACAGGTTTGCACCCAAAATCCAACTCGTTGCGGTGTCCTGCGAGTTAAGGATTCCGTTGGTCCCACTCGCCTCCACCAAGAGAGCAGGGCAGCCAGCCGTTCCACCGCTGGTGTAGTAATCCAAGCGAGGCACACCGCTTGCAACGCTCTCAATCAAACCAGCCGAATTGAATCGGGTCGCAGTCGTTGCACGGGTAACGTTGAAGTCCCCCGAACTTGCCAAGACAACCCCAGCCGAAGTCGTAGCGATTTGTGTGTAGAGTTTCCCCGTCTTAAAACGAGCAGGGACGATGAGTAAAGATGGGCTTGCAGGCATCTGCTATGCGTTTAAGAGATTATACATTCGGACTTCGAGGCAGTTGATGAAGCGAACCTCCGCAGCGTCAGCCGAGTCCGTATTCGCCCGTTGCATAAACGGCTGCCAAGAGTTGGAATAAAAGACGAAGAAAGCGTAGGATTGGAACGAGTTGATGAATCGGGTTTGGAGGCATCCATTGACCGCAGCCTCCGCAGGCAAAGCCCCGTCAGCATCTGCACGTTGGTTGAAGGCGAGCCAAAACGGATTACCACCGCCAAGCAGTTGGTTGGTTGGATAGCCGTAGCCGTAACCTATCAGCATTGCTTACAGGAATGTAAAACCGATAACCGAACCGACGCTTGGAGTAACGGCCGTAATCTTACCACCGTTGCGTCCTGAAATCACGATGCCAGCGGAAAGGGACTTGCCACTAAAGTTGTAAGCACTTAGAAGGTTCTCGCTTCCAGTTCCTGTTAAAGTTGTGAATGTGGCTGCGGTATTGACTATCAAGAAGTCGTAGTTTTTGCCGGTAACGGTTCCGTCAACGAACTCCATTGTACCGCCCTGACCGAGCATTTGTTGCAATATGGGTGTAGGCATTTTTAGCGTTTAATTGTAAATGTAGATTAGACTGGAATTTCACAAACCGAGTGTCCGTAAGGGATTTCAAAAGTCATCGTCGCCTGCCACCCTGCGGTGCGGTCGTCCCGGCTCTCTACAAAGCGTGTAAGGCTCACGCTGGATGAAAGGGTCCAGTCCTCGTTCGGGTCGTTTGTAAGGCTTGAAATGAAGTCCTGTGCGATTTGTAGTTGGTCGCTTAGGACCTCATCTTCGTTGTCCTGCCAGCCCAGCGTAGGGCTGCCCGAAACCACTCCGCCCATCGGTTTGATGGATTCAACACGGTCAGAAAAGTAAACCCCAACCACCAAGTCCAAAGTACCAGCGTCAGTACTTGCTGACTGAACGTCCGCAAAAACGAGCGGATAGACGATGCGTTCACGGCTTGGGGTTCGCAGGTTGATGGTGTTGTCCGTGCCTACCGCAAGAGGGTCGCCCGTCCCGAAGGAGTTGACCTGTGGATGAGCATTTGCAAGGTCCAAGAGAGCCTGCTTGATTTTTATCCAAGACATAGTTTTGCAATTTCAGTATGTTCTTTTTGTGCGCTCCCATCGTCAGCAGTCATTACACGCCCCGAATTGACCGTAGGGGTAGGGGTAGTCAAGGTTGCTGATTCCCATCCTCCTGTTGCGGTCCAAGACCATCCCGGTGCGATAGTTGGTTGCGTTCGGGTAGATGGTATCCAAAGCAGACGGAGGCGAGTTCCACAAGGGATAAGAGTTGCGGTTTTCCATGAGGTAGCGAGTTATGCGTTCGGAGTACCACTCGGCATCGTTCTTGACTTTATCGGTTAGCCGTGTGATTTCTTCCATGCTCATTTGGGAAGACTCTTCGCTTGTTCTACGGACCATCCCCTTGTTCATGTATTTGAACGCCAACACCATCGGTAATTCGTAGTAGAGCCATTGAATCATTGCAGGCTGGATGTAGTCCTCCAGCAGCGTTTGGTTGAGTGCAGACGTTGAACCGCTGACCACCTGCGTAACCAATTCCCCGTACAACGGAGAGCCGACGATGGGCTGAATCCGCATCTCTTGGACCTTGATGACCGTTGGACGGATTTGCGTGTAGGATACGTTCTCGTTGATGATGCTATTGTCCAGTAGCGTTTCTTCGCTTATGAATAGTGCCTTCATGCCTTGCTGATTTTATTGCCTTTACGGATAACGAGTTGCTGCTCCCATACATGGCGACATTGGGGCCTGTTCACTCCGCTGGGCGTGTGATACCAACCGCCCCTGCGATTCCATACGGAGTAGCCCATTATCGCAGAAATCCCGTCGATGTCCTCACGTGTGTAAACCTTGCCTTGCCCGGCTAAGTCCAGCATGACCTTGCAGAACTCACGGCTGGAGCCTTTGTCTTTGTTGCTGAAACCCGTGGCCCATGCGTATTTGTAGCGGACTTCCAAGACTGGCTCTGCAACTTCCTTCACGCCCTTGGGAAGGTTCTGCTCGGCAATCTTGTCCACCGCCCTGCTGATAGGATAGCGGTCCTTTGTGATTAGGTAGGCGACCCGCTTGGCGACCTTGGCCTTGCTAACTCCGAACTCCTTTGCCATTTCTTCGACCGATGCGTCCCGGTTCTTCTTGCGGTAGGCCTCAATCTTCTTGTCCAGTTCCTTTTCTTCTTCGCCCAGTTCGGCAAAGGCCAAACGGATGTTTTCGTCTATGTTGGAGTCGAACCGCATCGGCTTGGAGTGCATGACATGGTAATCGTCGGCATGGCATCCAAACTTGCTTGCAACCACCTCCAAGACCTTGAACTCTTCGTCGCCCCATCCGTAGTCCTCATCGTCTTCCTCGCCCCAAGTCGGTTCGCTAAACTCTTGGGCCTGCACTCCGAGCATCGTGTCAATCTCTTGGGCTGACAAACCGAAGCCCGCTGATAGCATCGTCCGAGCCATTTCAAGAGTGATTTTCTCCTGCATATACTGACGCACGATACGCATCAGGTTTTGGTACTCACGGCCCGATAACTTCTTGATGTTGTCGTTGCTCTGCAATGCTTCCACGGCTTGCGGTTGCTCGTCGGGTTGGGGGTTAGGTCCAACCACGTCGGCAGGTTTCTCCAAGGGTTGCAGACCTGCTTTCTCACGCAGTTCGTCTTGGGTCATAATTTGCAAGAGGGCTTGTTCGCTTAGTCGCTCCGTGATAGGCTCAACGGGGATAAGTTCCATCCCTTCCACTCCATTGAAGGAGCCGAGGTAGTTAATCATCCGCTCCACTTTGCGGACCCGGTCGTTGACGTAGGTGGCCTTGAATAGTTCGTATGCTTCGACCAATTCGTTGCGTCCACCCAATTGGCCTTCGGTCTTGACACCGAAAAGCATCGGGTTGGTTACACGATGGGCGATGAATATCTCTTGCTGAATGGCCTTGTTCAAGATTTCGAACTGCTTATCCATGTCGCTCGGAGTGAGCGGTTCAAGTGTCGGGGCCTTGGCTGCATCGTCGTTGAAGGTTACAACAAAGCGACCAGCGTTGTCCGTACCGCTAAACTTGCGTTTGATTTGCCTCTCGATGTCGCCTTGCTCTTCGGGTGTAGGAATGCCGTTGTTGAAGTTTATCAAGTAACCGCCCCAAAAGTTGTTTCGCAGGTTGTTGTTGTGGAAGTTCGCCACTTGCACGTCTGCCTCAATCCAAGCGTTGCCTCCGATGTATTCGGGCAAAGGATAGTGCTTCACGCCTGCTGCGTAGACCCTGTAATAAAACAACTGCTTTCCGAGGCGATTCTCCGGGTCGAATGCAGGGATTTTCTCGATGTCCCCCACCTTCGGAAACAACTGCATCATATCGTCGTTGTACCAATCGGCCACCTGAAACATCTTCTCCTCTTTGTCAACCCTGATTTTCTCAAACGGGACGTGTTCCATCTTCGCAATCGTGCCAAGTTTGGACCAAGTAACCGCAACCGCAAAGCCGTTGAAAATCTCCAAGTCAAGGACCAATTTCTCCGTGATGTCGTTGAGGTCCTCCGTGCTTGACATTCCATCGAAGAACTTGATGAATCGGGCCTGCTGCTCCACGGTCAAGTCATCCCCTGCCTGCCAGCCTCCGCCCATGATGTAGTTGACCTTGCCGTTGACAATAGCGTTGTGCTTGCTGCTCCTGCGATAGTTGTCAAGAAGGTAGTAGGGGTATTCGTTGGCAAAGCCGTAGGTGATGTATTTGCCCGAACGGTTTTCGAGCATCACGGGAACCTTATGCTCTATCCCCAACCATTGGGTGAAGTGCTGCGTTGACTTGCTCATAGCGTATGAACTGTGAATGAAAGGGCAGAAATCGTGATACTTGCACCGCTATCGATTGCGTTGACGTAGATGGCAAATTCATCATTGACTGCACCCGTAACGTAGGCCTCCGTGTAAATCGCATGGCCGTTCGTGTGAGCCGTTGTGATGTCAGTCATTGACTGGTCAATCGTTGTGCCGTTCTTGGCGATGTAAACCTTGATTTGGTTGTTGTTATTCTGCGCCAAGACTATGGACGCAGCGATGCGAAGGGTCGCCCCCGTTGTGCCTGTGTAGGTCAGCGAGTTGGTGGTCCTTGAAAAGTTGTAGGTTGACAAAACGCCCGATTTCATCGAACTTGTCAACTTGACTCTTTGACCCTGCGTTGGCGTGAAGGCCGTGTTGGTGTCTATGTAAAGGTTCGCAAATCCCCGCTCTCGGTCAAGCGTTGCGGTGTCTGCAAGGTCGTCGAATAGACCACCAACACGGGATGCGGTGTTCGCCCCGGCAGCGGTTTCGTTGGTTATCGTTAATGCACTCGCTTGGAGTTGGCTTCGTGTTTGTA